CTGTTACTCCACTTTGACGCCTAAATATCTTACCGGGATATATTTCCATCGATTGTCCCGGTACAAGCGAAGTTTCATCGATGTCAAAGACCATATTACCAGCAAGAACAAGATTATCAATAGCCATACGCATATGCCCATTCATGAGCATCTGTGCATCCTCCATATTCTCTGCTACACCGATACCAAAGAAGTTATACGGATTAGTTTCATACGGTACTGATTGATATGGAATACGTGCTGGCGTGAACGGGTTGATTACTGCTCGTAGGATATTATTACCACAAATCCAGATGTTAGTATGAAGAGAATCTAAATGATCCTGTCCTTCTGGTAACTCAAGGCCCAGTTGCTCAGAAAGATTCTTATCTAAATAGCCCCAATACTCCAGTACCTCATACCTGCTTTTATGTGCGCTGTCAAAATCATCCTCATCACGAATACTGGACTCGTATCCGCGCTCAACATAATTCGGACCCATATCAAGACAGTTATTAATAGCCTCTGAATCGAAATATGGCTTATTACGTAGTGAGCGAAGTTGCTCCCGATTCATTTTATGTCGCTCTATAACATAATCACAATCTTCTACGGAGGTTGCAGCGGGATCAGGATAAAAATCCCAACAGGATACAGCAGAAATTATAGGCGTATTCTTCTGATACGGAGCATAATTTCTCTGACCTTCGGGGCTAACTTCCCATGCCTGTATTTCCTTAAAGGAACTAAATGGGCCTTTTATGATACCAGAACCAAGAAGGCAACACTCGAATAGCGCATGGCGCAATATCTTTACTGCTTCAGCATTGACTAGCTGATCCTGTATAATCTTATCTAGTTTATGTGCAGATTCTCGTGATGGGGAGATTTGCGGTTCTCCCATACTTGATGGTCCCTCCTTTAGGGAAGTAGCTTCCCCGTACTTCTCCTCTAAGCCAGCTAAGAAATCGTTAGGTTCTTCTTCTTCCTGTTGTTGACCCATAGGATTTTGAGAAAGATGGGCAAATTCTGCAATACCCTCTGGAACGGGAGTTGATTCGACAACAAGCGGAAATTTCTTATTAGAAAATAAGATATCAATGATTTGACCATACGCAGCTAAGACTTTAACCTTTGTAATCTTTACAAAGACCTTGCTCTTTTCAGTCGATGTATATGATGTAGTTCCATCAATAATACCACGATAATTCTTATACGCCTTTTGCCAACGGAGTTCAGACTCACGCCGTCCATTCTCTGCTTCAGTAAATTTACTTTTGATGTACCCTACAGTATACGGTATATCATCAGCATCTAGTGTTCCAGAGCCATCGCCTTCGACGTTTGTTTCATCAACCATAAAGTATTAGCCCATGTCACCTTGATTGATAGTCTTTTCAGCAATTTTCATGGTGGTATGGATAGAACCTTTAGTAGATGGATAAGCTACAGCACTTACGAATGGTTTTGCATTGCCGGTTGTACCTACAATGCGCGAATCCATTTTCTCACGATGCAATTTAGATGCGTCTACATCACTTACAGTACCCTGTTTAGTGGCACCCTCAAAATCCGATTTACCGGGATAACGATACTTAGCTGGCATATTATTCTCCTTTTTGTGATATGCTTAGAAAGTGACAAATCCACCTTCTTGGAATTTAGGTCGTTTAGTACCTCCAGCGCCACCTGCGCCGCCCCCTACTCGACCAGTTGGTTTTGCAGTACCGGGAACTGGAGGAACCGGCCTTTGTCCACTTCTTTGTCCACCTTCAATAATAGGTTGCACTGGTTGTGCGCTTCCTAACGGTGGTTTATTTAAAAGACGATCAGCTTGTGTTTTTCTTCTTTGTTCTGATTTTTCTTGAAGCCGTTTTTGAATCTCCTCTGGAGTATACACAGTAGTTGGTTTACTTGCTTGTTCCGGTAAGGGAACGTCTTTTCTTTCTACTTCCCTTTCTACAACAGAACCTCTCTCCTGATCAGAATCTTTATCAGATATTTTTAATATGTTTTCTATAGAAGCTTCAGGCTGTCCTGATTCTATCCGCCTATGTAATTCTTCTATCTGCGGTCGCTGTTCTTCATTTATCTCATAAGTATTCTCTAATCTGTAAAATTTTGTTACTTTCTTGTATTTTTTTCGTCCATTTGCGTACGTACCGTTTTCTTCTTTTGTCGTTACTTTTCTATACTTTACAGGAATCTTTGGACCGGATATTTCGTACTCTCCAGAATTACCTAACTTAATA